AGGGGGTCTAACTTTAACAGCAGTTTGTACTACTAAAGACTTAGCCAAATCGTTTGCTGTTACTGTGTCTGTATTTAATCCTAAAGTTTTTGCAGTATCGGCTGTTAATTGAACTAACTTACCACCGCCTTTGCCTTTTAACAGTTCATTAATCTGTGTTGCAGATGTAGCAAACTGTCTTGCTGATACAGCTTGATTTGTAAGGTTTTCTACTACACCCTTATCAATCTCTGCCAAATTCTTTTCTGTTGGCATAACTTGAACTAATGGTTTTTTACCAATTTCCTCAAACTGTTGGAATGACATATTCTCAGGAATTAATTTCATCTGCTTTGCAGTAACAAACTCATCAATTTTTCCTGGTAATTTTGTTTGTTTTGTAGTTAATTCTGCATATTTAGCAGGGTCAACTTGAGCCAAATATTGAAGTGCTGCTGTGTTTGCTAGTGTTGGATCTACAGTTCTTGGCAGATTTGCTCTTAATGCAGCTACTGTTTCTTCATCAGCCATGCCACCACCAAACCTAGGTTCAGATAGCATACCCAATTGAGAGCCTGCACCAGTAGCCATAGGAATATTCTGTGGTCTTTCTGATGCTTTTAGCATCTTTTGATATTGTTCTTGGGCTTGTTGCTTACGCTTGTACTCACCCAATTGATTACCAATCAACATCTGCTTTAGCGTTCTGTCAAACGATTGGTTATAACCTTCCATGCCTGCGCCTAATGCGCTACCTAATAACTGTCCTGTGCTGATAGGTTGTCTTGTTTGTCCAGACTGTGCCAGTAAAGCAATAGCAGAATTTAACAAGGCTTGTTGTCCTGCATTGGACTGTATACGCTGTTGCTCGGCAGGACTAAGAATTTGCGAATAGTCTTGTTGCTGACCGAATAAGGTAGATAGATCAATTGCCATGTTTTATCCTAGTAAAGAATTTGGATTTCTTCTGTTTTGTAAAGCTAATAAATTGTATAAACCTGAGTAATCTACTGCGCCTTGAGGCATCTGTGTTCTACCACCAATCTGCATTTGTGGCATCTGTTGTTGTGGTTGTTTACCACCTAATAATCCACTTGCGCCTCGTAATCCTTGTAATGCTTGACCTGGCGTTATTTTGAAAGAGCTAGGTGCTGCCTGTATGTCAGATCCAGAAGATAAAACTACATTGCCATTAGCATCTAAGATAATATCGCCTAATTCTCCTGGCACTATAGTTGCCTGTGGTGTAGCACCACCGCCATAAAAACCGCCTGGTTGCATATCAGCATCGCCAAGTGATCCACCCATGTTGAAATCTTCGCCTGTGTAATAACCGCCTTCACCCATGTTGAAATCTTCGCCTGTGGTAGCAAACTCACCACCACCTAATTGACTTCCTAATTCTGCGCCAAGTTGTTGACCAGCATAGGCTTTACCAGCAGATATAAGACCTTGTTCTAAAGTTCCACCTTCTTCATATGTATCTACACCTTCAATAATAGGCAATGCCCAAGCATTTCCAGTAGATACAGCAGCAACTTTTACTGCTGCTTTTACAGGATCATTTATTACTTCTTGTACTTGGTTTTCTAAATAATTGCCAGCAAATTGACCAACATCTTCTACTGCTCCTCCAACTGCTTGACCTACATCTTCTAAAGCAGATCCAATGTCAGAAACAATAGGTATTCCACCACCACCGCCTTGTGGTTTAATTTTTTTATCTCCACAATGCTCAAAAGCACCTTGTGGTAGATCAGGAATCTCCATCAATGCACAGGCTCTGTTGTTGAATCTCATAATTTATGTTCCACCAATATTTGTTTTTCTACAAATCCAAGTCGTGTTGTTAAGCGTGCAACAGAGTTTCTGACATATCCCTGTACTTTTGTTGCTCCAAATGCTTTAAACAATAAACATAGTTGCTTGTATGCCTCTTTGTTGGTTACAAACTTACCACCATAAGCGCAGATAAAAGCCACTTTTTGTTTTGGATACTGAACAAAAGATATAACGATGACACCTTGTATTTTATCTTGTTCTACACCTACAAATAAGTGCAAATGCTCATTGATTAAAGAACTTTTTACATCTTCTACATCATATTCATCGCACTCACTTTTAATAAGTGCATCGGCAATATAACCCTCAATAACAGACCATTCAGACTGTATTTGTTTTGGGCTATATCGCCTTACTAGCAATTAGAAGAATCCTGCTCCAAGTAAACCGCCACCTAATGCACCTAACGCTGGCGCAGCGTATTGATTACCAAAGAAACCAGAAACACCAGGAATCTGTCCGAATGCGTAACCACCTAGACCGCCTGCTATTGCACCACCAAGAACACCTGCACTACGATTTTGGTATGTTGGTGCATTTGTAGTTTGTGTTCCATAGCTTCCTAGTGGAGTGCCATAGACTGATGACAGATAGCCTTGGAGTTGTTGATAGGGTAACTGTTGTCCGAATTGATAACGAGCCAATTGCTCTTGTAGAGGTTGTGCAGCGATAGCCTCTTGTTGTGCGCCAACTTGAGCCAATGTCTGAGAAGGTAGGAATTGTTGACCATAAAAACTAGGTGCTGCACCAGCCAACTGAGCTTGGGCTAATTGAGCCTGTTGTTGCATTGCTCTTTCCTGTTGGTACTGTGATCCTGCGATATTGGCTGTAATATCCCCTAGAGACCGCCCATAAGCCTCTGTAGCAGTTCCCAAGGCTCTTTCCATAGCACCACTACCCAATCGACCAGATCGACTGTAAAGGCTTGAAATGCCTGGCAATACTGCTTGGCTAAATTGTTGAGTTAGTGGGCGAGTCGCTGCCTCCATCATCGCTTGTTGATAAGGATTGGCATTTAAGAATCCACCGGCAGCAGTCTGTCCAACTTGACCTAAAGATGCTTGATAAGCCTGTTGAGCCTGTTGTAGAACAGGAGACTGTTGACGAGCAATAGCCTCTTGTTGGGCAATAGCCTCAGTCGTAGCAGCAGATGGGCTTACATAAGTCTGACCAGGAAAGAACTCAGGTTGCTGTCCTGTTAAGAATAGACTCTGCGCCCTCTCTAAACCTTGGGTAAGGTATGGGAGTAACGCTGGATCAATTGACGATGTGCTTGTGGTTGTTGCCATAGTTTTATCCTATCAAAATATAAGCATAAGTCTTGTTTGCTGTTGAATTTGCGTAGTGTGAAATTACAGCACTTCCGCTTGTCTGAGAACTAACATAGATGTTTGAGTACGATTGTGGCGCAATATGATTCACAGTAACAATAACCGCAGCGGTTGCTGGGGCAGGTGCTACTGGCTCATAACTATCTATGGTAAGTTTCTGGTCGGTAGGAGACCACCAAAACTCAACATAGTCATTAGCCACTAAATTCACAAAGTAATTCCAAGCAATAATCGTATGACCATCTATGCCACCAGCACTTCCGTGAACAGATACCAAACCATTTGAACCATCAACGGATGTGCCGTTCTTTTTGATCCATGCGTAGATGTTCTTGATGCCAGAAGAATTGTTGTTGATTTGTGCAGACCAAGAAAAGTTATAAATACCAGGGTTTGCAACAGTAATCTTTGATTCTTCTACCAAAGAAATACCATTACTAAGATTGGTTGTGTTTAATTTTACTGCCGCACTTCCTCCAGATGCCTGGGCTTGTGAACCATGCACAAAATCACCAGAGTTGTGTGATGCGTTTGATGTTCCAAAATCGCCACGGGTGCATCCAGTAAATGATGTAGATGTTTTTCCGGTGTAACTAATAATTTCATTGTTAATTCTTATTACCCCAGCAGACCTAAATCCACTGGTGCTGACTACTGGGACTGTTGTTACAGAAGAATTGATGTTGCCGCTTAGTGTTGTGTACGATAAATCCTGAAATTCTCCGTATGGTGCTGTGTCCTGCTCGGCAGCATCCGAGAACGGAATTAGGAGTATTTTTGTATCTACAGAAATCCGTTCGTCATACAGGGTCGTAGTCGTTGCGTTACCGGTATTCAGCGTGATCGTGCCGGTGTTGTTGGTTTTGCCATTCATAATCCCATTGACTATTTCGGCTACTCCACGAGGATCGCTACCAAATGGGGGTAATGCTCTAAACATTATCTAGTTCCTAGAGGGCTTAAATCGATGTCCATTCCGACTGCTGATGTCCAACTACCTGTAGGGGTTAATTGTAGACGATGATAACGACCAACACCACGAACTGCGACTCTGTTTTCGCTATCTGCTGCTGATTGAGAGCCAAAGGTTGTAGATTCTGACAAAAGCCTACGAGACAACAATGCTACGCTACCAGAACCATCATCTACTATTGGTTTAACCATTGTGATTGCAGATGTTGAGCCAGGTATTTCAATATCACCTGTCTCTATGTAAGCTGTGGCATTAGCACCAGTAAAAGTAACAATCTTTGCACCATCCACACCGGCTAACTGTAGTTTTCCACCAAGCCAAAGTCTGCTATCAAAGGTTGTCAAAATGGTTTCTAAAGTACCATAAGTGTCCATTCCTTCTAATGTAACAGCAGGGGTAGATGTTGATGCAATTTTATCTACATGGGTTGTACCGCTAGTCCATTTTTGAGTCTGAAAATTGTAGATTAATAGACTGTCAGGAGTAGCAGAACTGTTAGATGCATAAGCCCAAATAATTAGTTTTTTGGATGGATCTACCGCAGCAGACATTAGGTATAAAGTACCTTCGTCTACTTTATCAAAGAAGAATCTGTTTACTTTCTCGCTACCGATTGGAACTACATTTTGACCATCACAAGCATAGAATCCATCGTCTCCTAAAAAGAACG